TGGACTCCAGGCAAACCAAGGAAGCTCTACGGGTGGTGCAACGCCGTAAACCACGGAATTAATGGCTGTTGGTGCATGGCACACACAATCAAAGGCAAGCGGAATTTTACGCGTTTCTTCCACAAAGATGGCGCGGGACTTTAACAACAAAGGAGAAAAACATGGATGATTACAAAAAATACATTGAAAGCAAAACGCACTCAGGAGTAAATCACGGCTTTGAACCCGTCTTTGTCCCTGACATACTTTTTGACTTTCAAAAGGCATGCTTAGAATGGGCATGTCTTAAAGGGCGCGCGGCTTTATTGCAAGACTGCGGACTCGGCAAGACTTTTCAGCAGCTTGCATGGGCCGAAAACATTGTACGCAAAACGAACGGGCGTGTTTTGATTATCGCACCGCTTGCAGTTGCGGCACAGACCATTAAAGAGGGTGAAAAAATCGGAATTGAGGTAATTGGAAGGCGCAACGGAATTGAGCCAACTGATAAAATAGCCGTGACGAATTACGAAATGGTGGACCATTTTAACCCGCTTGACTTTAAGGGCGTGGTTTGTGATGAATCGAGTATCTTAAAGCATTTCACGGGCGCGACTCAAAAGCGGATAACCCGCTTCATGACCAAGATGCCTTATAGGCTACTTTGCACTGCTACTCCTTCCCCTAACGATTTCGTCGAACTTGGAACATCAAGCCAGGCACTCGGAGAATTGTCACATAGCGAGATGCTTTCAATGTTTTTTAGGCAGCTTGACGACAAGGGGCAAAAGAAGGCCGAAAAGGATCAGCGGTATGCAGAAAAGGCAGTATCTCACTATGGCAAATTGTCGTTTAGAGTGGCTCAGTCAATTGGGCAATGGCGGTTAAAAAACCATGCGGTTGACGATTTCTGGCGGTGGGTTGCATCATGGGCAAAAGCATTACGAATGCCTTCTGATATGGGTTTCTCGGATGACGGTTTTATGTTACCGGAGCTAATCGAACGCACTCACATTGTCAAAGCTGACACGCCCCCGGAGGGCTTCTTGTTTTGCGTTCCTGCTTTTGGGCTGGCCGAGGAGCGGGAAGAGAGAAAGCGCACAATTAACGAACGGTGCGAAATGGCCGCAAAACTTTGCGACCACGAAAAACCGTCCGTAATTTGGTGCCACACAAACGCAGAAGGTGATTTGCTGGAAAAGATAATACCGGGCGCACGGCAAATTGCAGGACGCACTCCAAATGAAGAGAAGCTGGAAATTTATGATGACTTTGCCTCCGGCAAGTTGCGCGTAATTGTCATTAAGCCAAAAATTGGCGCATGGGGGCTGAACTGGCAGCACTGCGCACACGTGATTACCTTTGCATCACACAGTTTTGAACAGCACTATCAATCAATTAGGCGGTGCTGGCGGTTTGGTCAAAAAAACAAGGTCATTGTTGACATAATCGCAACGGAGGGAGAATCAAGAGTCCTTGCAAATCTTGAACGCAAATCAAACCAGGCAGAAGTTATGTTTACTAAGTTGATTCAGGAAATGAACAACTCGGTTAAAATCACAACAAAAAACGAATACACAAAAAAAGAGGAGATACCATCATGGCTATAAAAGATCAGATTACAAAAGACAACTATGCTATTTACTGCGGCGATTGCTGCGAAGTAATGCAATCACTGCCAGACAAAAGTATTGATTTAAGCGTTTATTCGCCGCCTTTCGCTGGGCTCTATGTTTACTCCAGTGACCCTCGCGATATGTCAAATTGCATTAATCGTGATGAGTTTTTTAAGCACTATGAATTCTGCGTAAAACAGATTGCGCGTTTGACTAAACCGGGTCGGATTAGTGCAGTTCATTGCATGGATATTCCTTTGAGCAATCAGGGATGCGATGCAATTTTTGACCTTCCGGGAGAAATAATCCGCATACATGAAAAAAACGGCTGGACATATGGAGGGCGGCGCGTAATCTGGAAAGAGCCGCTTATGGTGCGAAATCGGACCATGATGAAAAGTTTGCACCACAAAACTTTTTGTGAGGACTCAACAAGATGCAGCATTGCTAATGCTGATTATCTTCTAATGTTCCGGCGCAAGGGTGAAAACGCGACCCCCGTATTGCATGAAAATGGGATGGAGAAATACGCCGGAGAAAACGTAATGCCGCACAATTTAAAGCACATGAAAGGGATGACCGGAGACCAAAAAAAGAACGCTTACTCCCAATGGATTTGGAGAAATTACGCTTCCAGCGTGTGGATGGATATACGCATTGACCACGTTTTAAATAACGCTGAGTCAAGGGATCTGGAAGACGAAAAGCACGTACATCCTTTACAGCTTGACGTGATCGAGCGTTCTGTGCAAATGTGGAGCAATCCTAACGAGATCGTTTTAACTCCGTTTATGGGGGTTGGCTCAGAAGTTTACGGCGCGGTAATTAACGGGCGCAAGGGGATCGGGATTGAACTGAAAACCTCATACTTCAATCAGGCGGTTAAAAACTTGGTGCTGGCGGAAGAAAACAAAGAACAGCAAGAACTTTTTTAAACGCTAATTAACAATTTCACTGACGGTTCAGTGATTCCCCGCGCCGGATCGGCAGGCGTTCTGCCACTAAAAAAACGTGAAGGCGCGGGGATTTTACAATAAGGAGAAAAAATGAGCACATATGACAGATGGCTGACAACTACACCGGACGATGAGGAAGACGAAATGATTGAACAAAAGATGCGCCGGATAAAACAGCAAGCAACCAACGCAGGTCTTGACCCAGATGATTTGTTTGATTTCGCAGACGACAACTAACAAAACAGGAGAATGAACAATGCCGCAGCATCACGGAGAATCAAAAGCAAGATTAAAAATTCGCATGAAGCAAATATGCCCAAACAACCGCAAGCCGTGCATTAAGGCTAAGTGGTGCACCCTTAACAAATGGGATGCTTGCGACCTGCTGATTCAATCGGTATACGGATCATGCAAGGAGTGCAAAAGGCAGAATCCCGGCACGACTTGTGCAGCCCGCTTTAAATGCTTCAAAATGGAAGGTAAAAAATGAAGTTTTACAATTTTGACGAAATCAAATCACAAGCTGACTGCCTTGAAATTGCGCGCGAATTAGGATTGAATCCGAATAACCAAGGCAGATGTGCGGCGGTATGGCGTGGTGGCAACAATCCGAACGTGGCGATAAATAAAGATGGTTGGTTTGATCATAAAGACAAGAGCAAGGGAAGCGTGATCGACCTTGTTGCGCTGGCCAAGTTCTCAGGATGTATGCAGCAGGCTCAGCAATGGCTAGGTGAGTATTTGCGCTTGATTCCAAGGCACGACACAGCCAAGGCTAAGCCACGCCGTAGAACGCGCCTAACGCACCTGATTGAATCTGGCTACACTGAAACAAAGCGTTACGACTATACCGATGCTTTCGGAAATGCCATTCACCAGGTTATCCGGCTCGAACACGTGTCAAAAAAGAAAGAATTTATCCAATGCGCGGCAAGTGGCAAGGAATCGTTAGAGGGCATTGAAACCGTTCTTTATAATCTCCCTGAACTGTCTATTTCAGATTGGGCGATACTGGTCGAGGGTGAGAAGGATGCTGATACGTTAACAGCTCTCGAACTGCCGGCTACAACGAACGCGGGCGGCGCGGCAAAGTGGCAGGAGAGCTACACGGCAACGCTTGCGGGCAAGGATATTGTGATTATACCTGATAACGATGCGCCGGGCGAGAAACGCGCCGTGACGCTTGCCATGACGCTTCTACCAGTTGCAAAGTCAGTTAAAATTATCCGTTTAAGCAAAACTCAAAAAGGAGATGTTACAGACTGGATTAAAAACGAAGGCGGCAATAAAGAAAAATTACTAAAGGCGATTGAAGACGCTCCGACCTTAACTGCCGATGCTTTGAAGATTAACAATCAGGATGCTATGATTGCCGACGCAAAGGAAGCAAATAAATATCCATTTCGCAACTATCGCAACGTCGAACGCGAGATAAACGGCAAGATAAAGCTGGAAAAAGAACCGCGTAAAATGCACGAAATGATCGAGGATATTCACCGCAGGTTTTTAAACTTCCCCCGAATTATGGGATCTAAGATGTTTGATCACGACAAAGATACGGGCGTTATTTTTGAGATTGATAAGCAGTCAACTCTTTTTAGCTGGATTTGGCGCAAATCTAAGCAGCGGGTTGACTGGGTGCGCGGATCTGATTTCTTAACAAAAGAGGAGTTTTTTGAAGCTCTGCTTTCCGAGTCTATCCGCTATGAGAGCGTATCGGCAGTACCGTCGTGGCCCAAGCGGAATGACGTTTATTACTCACATTCAGAGCTTCCACCGCCTAGTCAGGATCATTCTGTTTTTTGGGGTTTGGTTGACTTGTTTTCGCCGCTGGATGAGCAAAATAGACGTTTGATTGCTACTTTCATCGCCGCTCCAATCTTTTTTAAATACAGCGTTCCCAAGCCTTCTTGGGTAATTGATTCGTCGGCAGGGGCCGGAGTTGGCAAGACAACGCTGGTCGAAATGGTTTCAACCCTATACGGAGAACGCCCCTTGCGCACAACGCGGCAAGAGCTTAAAATGGACGTGATAAAGCTCTATAAAAGGATGCTTTCAACGCAGGGCCGAAATTCTAGGGTGCTTATCCTTGATAATTTAATTGGTCAATTCCAGTCATCCGAGTGGTCCGACATGGTCACGGCGTGGTCAATCAGCGGGATGAGAGCCTATGGACGCGGCGAGGAAACAAGGCCGAATGATATTACATATGTCATCACGGCCAACTCATCAAGCCTGTTTAATGATATCACCGACCGCTCTTTTTGCATCACTTTGGTCAAGCCACGCCGGACATCGGGCTGGAATGAGACAGCGAAAGACTACATTGTTAATAATCAATTTCAGATTTTTGCTGATATTCTCGACATTCTCGACAGTCATGTTCCTTTTCAGGGTGTCGAACTGAGCACCCGTTTTCCGATGTTTGAGGAGCATATCTTGCAGGCAATGTGCCAAAACGTCGACCAGTACAAGAGCGTTTTAAGCTCGCTTGAAAAGGTTAGATCAGAATCAAATATTGAGGAAGATCAGGCTGGTGAAGTTGACGACATTATCAGGCAGCAACTTTCCCAAATGGAAATATCACCACTCACGCAGGACGTTTTCATCCGTTCAGCGGTGCTTGATCTATGGCTTACTGATGTAACCAGCAGCCGCAGAAACAACGTTCAAATCGTGCGTGAATTAGCCAAAATGGGCATGCTGAAAAACATTGATAAAAACGTTCAATGCTTCCCGCACAGGGGCGAAAACCGGAGGCGAGGAATTGCGCGTTTAGCGGACCGAAATATAGGCAAAAACTTCAATCCGATTTTTATCATTTCTTCCACCGGAACACGCGTAATTAAGTCAATTTATACCGAAAATGTAGCAAACGAAAATGCGGTTTGCCCGTGTGCAAAAAATGATCCAGAGCCGGAAGAAATCGATTTGACTTTTTTAGAGTAAAATCTGCACACGGTGCACACGGGCAAAACCTCAACACTTTTACGTTCAGGATTTTTTGCACACGGTGCACACGGTGCACACGGGCAAAACCTCAACACTTTTACGTTCAGGATTTTTTAACAAAAATGAAAAACAGGTCTGCACACGGCGCACACACCCAAATCCCCTACTTGATATGCTACAGCTTTTATATAATAAATAAAACCAAAAGGTGGAGTGCTTGTGTGGGGGTTTGCCCGTGTGCACCGTGTGCAGACCAAAACTAGGAGTTTGTAACTATGAGTAACAAAAAGACAGCAAAACACCCAAAAAAGAAGGTAGAAATCACGTTCACTGAGACGGATCACAAGTACATGGATTCTCTCGGTTTTACCTACAAATCTGGCACAGCCTTTGTAGGCGATTTATTCCCAAAATTTGACGCTAAAACCATAGCCGAAAAGATGGCGGCAAAGGGCGGTGATTCTGCCAAAGATTTACAAGCGAAATGGCAGGCATCAGGGCTAGCCGCTTGCAAGTTTGGGACGCGTTGCCACGAGATGGCAGAAGCCGTTTTTAATTCGCTGCCAGCACCACACGCGCCGGACTCCGAAGAAGAGCGGAAAGCCTTCAATGCGATGCAGTCTAAGGCAAGCGAGATAAAGGCGGCAACCAAGGTATGTGGTGCCGAAATTATAATCTTTGATCCTGACCTTTACATTAGCGGCACCGTTGATCTGCTATGCAAAAACGCAAAGGGAGAATACATAATACTGGATTGGAAAACAAACAAGGCGTTAAGCGATAATAATAAATATGGGTCAACTGCTCTTAGTCCATTTGGCTATATCCATGATTGCCACATAGAGCGATACAGCTTTCAGCTATCACTTTATGAATTCATCTTGAGGCGCAATAATTATTTACCTGCCGGAGCAATTGTTAAACGCGGCTTGCTTTGGTACAATCGAGCTACGGGCAAAGTGGAGCCGGTCCAAGTCACCGACCGCGGAGCGGAAGTCAGGGAAGCAATTATCAATAACCTGATACCGCCATTTTAACGCCACAGAGAGCGCAGGAGACCGCAGCGGAACAAAGGCGACCAACTATGCGCGAGGGATACGCAAGCGCAACCAGCACAGCAACAGGCGGCGAAAACAAAGCGGCGAGAGTCAACGCCAGGGACGGAAGTCCAAAAGGTACTACCGACACGATTTTTCGAAAAGGGTAAAATACACGATACTTGAAAATTATGTCTTGAAACGCCTACACGAACAAAGTTAGGC